GTGGTCGACACGGCGATCCATCTCAGCGACGCGGAAGCGGCGGCGCTCCCGCATCACGACGCCCCGCACGTGACGGCGGCCCTGGCGAACGTCGACACGCTGACGCTCGACGTGAGCGAAGACGACGCGAAGCGCGCGCTCGCGCTGGCAGACATCGAGGCCGACCTGAAGGCTCGCGAAAACGAACTGCACGCACGCGCCGATGCGCTCGCAGCCACCGAAGCGGACCTGAAGCGCAAGAGCGACGAACTCGACGAGCGTCTCGCCGGACTGGTCACGCGTGAGAACGAGCTGGTCGCACGCATCCAGGCGTTCGACGCCAAGCAGGACGCCGCGAAGTCCGGCGGCAAGTCGGTGCAGTCGGCCAGCAAGAAGGGCTAACGCGCCATGTACGCCACCGTCGAATTCATGGTGAACCGCTTCGGGCAGCGCGAGGCTATCTCGCTGTCCGATCGCGAGCGCACCGGCGACGTGAATGCAGCCGTGCTGTCCGATGCGCTCGACGAAGCATCCGCCGAGATCGATACGTATCTGGCCGGCCGGTACGCGTTGCCGCTCGAACCGCAGCCGAAGATGCTCGCCGGCATTTGCTGCGACATCGCGCGCTATCGCCTGTGCGGCGGCGAAACGGTCATGACCGACGAAATCGACAAGCGTTACAAGGCAGCGATCGCGTTCCTGAAGCTCGTCGCATCCGGTGACGTCACGCTCGGCTCGACGACGACGGGATCGATTCCGCAACCCGACAACTCCGTTCAGTTCGTGACTGGCACGCGCGTGTTCAGTCGCGAGAACCGATAACGCCATGCCCTACGTTCCGATCGTGACCGCTGTTGAGTTGGGCGTCGTCGACCGCCTCACGCGTGGCCTCGGCAAGATGGTCACCGAGGTCAAGACCTACGGCGGGGAATTCGACGACGACGAACTGGACACCGTCGTGCGGCGCTTTCCGGCCGCGTGGGTGACGTTCGGTGGCGTCAAGCGGACGGACCCCGTCGCGACCAGCCGCTCGAAGTGGAAAGCCGAGGCGACCTTCGTCGTGATGGTCGGCGCGCGCAGCATCCGAAACGAGGAAACCAGTCGGCACGGCGGGCCGGCGCAGATCGAGGTCGGCACGAACCTGCTGATCTCGGCCGTGCGGCATCTGCTGAATCAGCAGGACATGGGCCTGCCGATCCGACATTTCGCGCCGGGCGCGATCCGCACGCTGTTCAACACGAAGGTCCGTAACGACGCCATGTCGGTCTACGCCCTGGAATTCCATACCGCCTGGGTCGAAGACACGCTGTTCGTCGGCGCGTTTCCGCAAGGCAGCGTCGAGGGGCCGCTCGGTGAAGTGTTCGAGCAGTACGACGGCCAGCTCGATCCACCGACGCCGGACTGGAAGTCCACGCTGCTGCGCTATTACCTGCAACCCGGCACCGATCGGCCGGCCGATGCCGTCGATCGCATTGAGATGAAGGAGCAACCATGAAAGTGAAAGCCCGTGACGGGCTGCGTGTCCCGAAGGAACACGCATCGCGCCAGTACATCACGGACGCTGAAGCCGTCGATGTGCCGGACACCGCGTATTACCAGCGTCGCGTCGCCGAGGGTGACCTGATCGAAGAAAACCGGCCGGCCGCGGAGTCGAGCGCCGACGTCGCGCCGAGTCCGGCAGTCGACTCGGGTGCCAAAAAGGCCGCGAAAGGAGCCTAACCGATGGCAAGCAAAAACATCTCGTTCGATACGATCCCGTCGGGCATCCGCAAGCCGGGCAAGTATTTCGAATACAACACCAAGCTCGCCGTGCGCACGCTGCCGGCGAACGACCAGACCGTGCTCATCGTCGGCCAGCGCACCGCTGACGGGACGATTCCGGCGCTCAAGCCGATCGACGTGTTCTCCGGCGACCAGGCAGCGCTGTACTTCGGCGCAGGGTCGCTCGCGCACATCGCGGCCGTCGCTGCGATCACGGCATACAAGTATGTGAGCCTGACGGTCATCGCGGTCGACGACGCGCAGGCTGGCCAGCCGGCCAAGGGCACGGTCGAATTCAAGGGGCCGGCCACGGCCGACGGTGCGTTCGCGCTGTTTATCGGCAACACGCGCGTCGACATCGCCGTCTACGCGGACGATACGGAAACGGCGATCGCCACGCGCCTCAAGGATCAGATCGCGCAGAAAACGGCACTGCCGGTCACAGCCGACTCCGTTAACGGCAAGGTGACGCTGACGACGAAGAACAAGGGTGCATTCGGCAACGACATCGTCCTGTTGCAGCTCAACCAGGCGGCCGGCGTGACGGCGACGGTCACGGCACTGGCGGGCGGGCTGAACGATCCGGACATTTCCCCGGCGCTCGCGGCCGTGTACGGCGCGAAGTACAACCTGTATGCGACGTGCTGGCCGACGAAGGAATCGCTCACGAAGCTGCGCACGCACCTGGAAAGCATTTCGGGCGCGCTCGAACAGCGTCCCGCTGTCGGCGTCGCTGGCACGCCCGCGACTCTGTCTACCGCTACTACGCTCGCCGGCGATCTCAACGGGGGGCGGATCACGATCGGTTGGCATCCGGGTTCGGTATGCATGCCGGCCGAGATCGCAGCCGAATATGCAGCCGTCCTTTCCAGCGAGACCGACCCTGCACGCCCGCTGAATACGCTCACGCTGCTCGGCCTCGATGTGACGCCGATCCCGTTGCAACCGGGACGCACCGAACAGGAGAAAGCACTGCATAACGGCGTGACGCCCTTCGAGATCGGCCCCGGCAACGTTGTGCAGATCGTCCGTGCGATCACGACGTACACGAAGGATGCGCAGGGCATCGACGATCCGGCGCTGCTCGACGTGACGACGATCCGCACGCTGGACTACGTTCGCAAGGCGTGTCAGCAACGGATCGCGCTTCGCTTCCCGCGCGAGAAGCTGTCGGAGAAGACGCCGCCGAAGGTGCGTAGCGAGCTGCTCGACGTGCTGTACAAGCTGGAAGAGCTGGAAATCATCGAAAACGTCGAGGCGAACAAGGACAAGCTGATCGTCGAACGCGATCTGCAGGACGTCAACCAGCTCAATGCCGCGATCCCGTGCGACGTCGTCAACGGGCTGCACGTCTTCGCCGGCCGGATCGACCTGATCCTGTAACACCCCTCGCAACACTATAGGAGCCAGCTATGGCATTGGAAGAATACGTCGGCGCGATCGTGCTCGAAGTCGACGGCCAGGAGGCCGAGGTCGTGACCTTCTCGGTGACGTCGAAGACCGGCAAGAAGCCGGTCAAGACGATGAACCGTACCGGTCGCGTCAAGGGCTTCGCGCGCGGCGTCGAGGAACATGAGCTGAAGGTGACCGTCGTGATCCCGCTCGGCGGCGATGAGATCGACTGGTGGAGTATGGAAGGCGGCAAGCTGACCCAGTTCCCCGTGTCGCCGGGTGGCCAGCGCGTGAGCTATTACGACTGCGTCACGCTGGACATGGGCGACCAGTACAGCGTGGAAAACGAGGCGCGCCGCGACCTCACCATCTTCTCGACTCGACGGGTGAACGAATGAGTATCAACACCGAAAAAGGTTCGCTGGAATACGGCGTCGAATTTCCGCCGGACAGCGGCGAGCTGCACTACGACTTCGAGATTCGTCTCGGCACCATCGGCGAGAACATCGAGGTCTATGAGCAGCCGGAAATCATCGGCGGCGGCGTGTCGAACATGCGCGTCAATGTGGCGATGCTCGCTCGCTGTCTCGTTTCGCTCGGCACGATCCCGAAGGAAGCCATCACCGACGAGCTGCTCGCGACGGCGGTCGACAGCGACTACGACGTGATGATGAAGGCGCAGGACGAGCTTAAAAAAAAGCGGAAGCGGCCGAAGCCGGCCGCCGAAACTACCGGCTCGCCGGACTCGTCCTCGCCGAGTATGGCGTCAGCGAAGAACGGTTCCGAAGCCTGACCGGTCCGGAGCTTGAGGGATATCTTGCTGCGATCGCCACGATTCGCGGCAAGAACCCTCGGCAGAGGGTGCCCGGCTTCACGACGCGCACCGTGAAGAGTTTGAGGCGCAAGCCTCGGAAAGGTAAGCGAAAATAATGTCGTCCCGGGATCTCGAAGTTGGATTGACCGTGCGGATGCGCGACCAGGTGTCGACGCCCGCACAACAAAGCGAGCGCAACGTACAGCGCTCGGTGCGTCAGACTGCGCAGACGTATGTCGACGCGTCGCGCGTGAGCGTGGCGACCAGTCGCATGCTGTACGACGTGCGCATGTCGCAATCGGCCCGCGCCGAGCAGGCCGTGCAGCGCAATGTGCATCAGACCGAGGCGGCCTACACCCAGGCGAACCGGAACATCCTGACCGGCTCGCAACGCCTGGCAGCGGCCCGCGAGCAGCTCGATGTGCGCGCCGAACAGGCGATTCGCCGGGAAATCTCTCAAACCGTCGCAGCATACAACCGGCTCCAACGCGCGGGCTTCGCGTCGGCCGCCGAACAGGCGCGCGCGTTCGCTGCGTTGCGTACGCGTGTGGCCGAGCTGAACCGCGAGCTGCGCGGCACCGAGCAAGCCGAGGGACGGCTCGCGCGCGGTGGTCGCGCGGTCGGCGCGATGTGGCGCGCAGGCGGCGTCGTGGCCGGTGCTGCTGCCGGCGTGATGGTGGCCGCCCCTGCCGTTCGTGAAACGATGGCCTATGACCGGCGTCTCGCCATGATGGCGAACACGGCATTCTCCGATCGCGATGTCGCCGGCCGGCGTCGAGGTATGGGTGAACTGAACGATGCGATCGTATCGGCCGTGCGCTCCGGTGGCGGATCACGCGAACAGGCGGCCGACACGCTCGACAACCTGCTCGCCTCCGGCGCGGTCAGCGACAAGACCGCGATGAAAATGCTCCCGAACCTGCTGAAGTACGCGACCGCCACCGGTGCAGACCCGAACGAACTCGGCAACATTGCCATTCGTGCGATGCAGAACTTCGGCATCAAGGAAGCGGACATTCCGCGCGCACTCGACATGGCGCTCAAGGGTGGCCAGGCCGGCGGCTTCGAGCTGCGCGACATGTCGAAGTGGCTCCCGCAGCAGATGGCGATGGCGAAGCTTTCCGGCATGTCGGGCTTGCAGGACTTTGGCAAGCTCGTCGTCGCGAACCAGGCATCGGTAATCACGGCCGGCACGAAGGATGAGGCCGGCAACAACCTGGTCAACCTGCTCGAGAAGCTGAATTCCCAGGACACGCAGATCAAGGCGAAGAAGCTCGGTATCGACCTGACCGGCAGTCTCGCCGCGTCGCGTGCGAAAGGTGTGAACGCACTGGACGCGTTCGTCGGCATTCTCGAAAACGTGATGTCGCGCGACAAGCGCTATCAGCGCCTGAAGACGAAGCTCGCGACCGCGCCCGAGAGCCAGCGCAAAGAGATCATGGAGAGCCAGGTCCAATTGCTCGAAGGCACGTCGATCGGCAAGATCATCCACGATCGCCAGGCGCTCGGTGCGGCAGTCGCGTATATGGGCCAGAAAGACTATCGCAAGCGTGTCGAATCGCAAGTGTTTGATCCAACGATGGCGGTCGACAGTAACTTCGAGATGATCGCCAATACGCCATCGTTCAAGGCCGAGCAGCTTGAAAACGAGCGCGCGATCGCTCGCCAGAGGGCGCTGGAAGGCTTTGACGGGAAGCTTGGAGAAGTCGCGTCGAACCTCACCGACTACGCGCGCAAGTATCCCGGGCTGACCGCCGCGATCGAGGGCACGACGCTCGGCCTGAAGACCCTGTCGGCCGCGCTCGGTGTCGCGGCGTCCATCAGCATTTTGCGCGGCGGGTTCGGCGCGGCGCCGGCCGCCGGCATTGCGGCCGCCGATACGGCTGCTGCTGCGTCAGCCGGCGCGCTCGGCACCGCCGCGCAGGCCGCGACCTTCGGCTCGCGTTTCGCAGCCGGGGCGCGTCTGATCGGCCGGTTCGGTGCGCCGCTACAGGCGGTTGTTGGCGGCATGGAGGCGTACTCCATCGCCAACAACGACTCGATGACACCGGATCAAAAGAAGGCCGGCTATGTCGGCGTCGCCGGGGGCGTTGTCGGCGGTCTTGGCGGCATGGCACTGGGCGCGGCCGCAGGTGCGGCAGCCGGCTCGGTCGTGCCGATCGCCGGCACCGCTGTCGGCGCGATCGGCGGTGCGATCGCCGGCTACTTCGGCCACGACTTCGGCGAGCGCATCGGCAAGATGATCGGCAACGCGATCTTCGCGCAGAAGAAAGACGAGAAGCCGCCCGTCGTCGAAGGCCACTTCACGATCAATCTCGACGGCCAACACCTGTACGACTTCGTGTCGACGGCCAGCCAGAAGAACGC